ATTCAAGACTATTCACAATGCCTTGTGTTCTTTGGATTCTATTAATGACTTCCAAGTTAGCGAATTGGTCGAGACCATTCGCGGTGCTCTTGCAAATGCTTACGAGCAGGATAACAAGGCTTTTGATAGTAAAATGGAATACTATAGTACTGTCCGTGAAGACCTCGGTCTTGATGCTGTTTGGTCAGTCTACGAGGTTGACAATCTTAGCGAACGCCATCCGTTTGAGGGTGTCAAAAAGGTGATCTATCGTGCATATGGTTCCGGTGATCATGAGGTTGCTATCAATGGTAGTACTTGGGCCGCATTGTATGTTGCAGGTAATGCATTGATCCGTGACAGTGGTGACAATCATCACATTTTCATCGAGGGCTTCAAGCAAAGTTCTATTGACCCCGAAATCTTGTTCATGTCTACTGGATCTTAATAGTTGACATTGTGTCAAAATGGGTGTATAATAGAGTCTTATTCAGTCAAAAGGAGTTAGCAATGGGTTTACGATACGAAACAGTGGGCGAGATGATTACCATGAACGAAAGCCAAAAACGTGACATTCGTATGTATGGTTGCACAGAAGCCCAGATGCGTGAGGCTGTAGAACAAAGTCTTACTTTTCGTTTCTCGGGTCCTGCTATGATGGCGGCTAGTTTGATGAGTGATGCCCAAGAAATGATCAACACCGAATATGGTGAGGTTGATTATATGCGAGCCGAGGATGCCCGTCAATGTCTGAATCGTGCTAAGTGGATCCTTTTTGAGTATTGCGACAAGAGGTAATAAATGCGTAAGGGTGAAAACATTACAGTACGTAGTGAGGGTGGCAAAGGTTTAAATTGCCCCATCGTTGATGTAGAACCCAACAAGATTTGGGTTCGTTTCCCGACTAATCAAGTGTTGGAATTAGACTATAACGAGAAACGAAAATTGTACATAGGTCGGATGGCTAGATTAGAATTTACAGTCGATCCAAAAGATACTTGACTTTGATAGCATTTGGGTATATAATATAGTTATATCGATTTGATAAAGGACTCTCATCATGGTACGTGCTAAAACAGTCGCTAAGAATTACCCTACTATGTTGGTTCTGGCCGCGGCAAATGCGGCATATCGCAAGAATCAGGGCTATGTCAAGCCCGGTTATGAACTTGCAGGCACAACTGAGACTCCTCGCAAGAGCAACCGTGAGTTGGTATATTACTACCTTGATAACACCTCTGAACTGATTGAAGAGGATCACGAGGTTGCTACAAAGATCAAAGCCTGGTATCAAGGCAAGACGTTCAAAATTCTCAGCGGTAGTTATGTGAGTGATTTTGATCATAACGTGTTAAAGATGCTAGAGCAGGAAGAGACCCCTGAAGGTTATAACCTTGCTGTACTTGCTAGCACACCTGGTTCATACTTTACAGGCATTCAACGTGATGTTGGCGAGAGCCGTGTCAAGTTTGCGCAAGGTGGTTATCTTGGTACTGTTGGTGACAAGGTAGAAACAAAATGTGAAGTTATGAAATGCATTTACTCACAAAAGTGGGGTGTGTTTTTTGTGACTGCTATCACGGACAATGATCAAGCAATTTTCTTTTCTTACAAAGAAGAAATATCCTATGGTAAGTGCCTCACTATCAAGGGTAACGTCAAGAGGCAGGACAACAATACAACGCAGTTAAATCGTGTAAAGGTGATAGCATGAGATTTTTATTTGGTGTGATAGTTGGTATCGTGATTTCTACAGTTGGCTTTTCAGGAATCGCTAAGATCGCAGACAATGCGGTTAACAAGACCAAAGAGGTCGTTGAAGAACAAGTAAAGGATAAATGATGGATATCGAATTATCAAACAAACTACAACATCACATAGCCGACCTAATGTGGAAGGCTAAGGATCTAGATGCAGTACAAAGCATCATTAAAATCTACGGCAAGGATGCTGAGGTAGTATTACACATGATGGTAGCGGCAACATATGATGACGTTAACTCTACTGACCTTGCAGAAAAAGCCTTGCAGAAGTTTAGATTGTCTGATGAGATTTAAAAGACTTAATACGGAGAATAAAATGGGACTTGACCAATACGCATATATCGCTAGCAAGGAAAAGGCTGATTACGATACACACCAAGAACTTGCATACTGGCGTAAGCATCCTAACCTGCAAGGCTGGATGGAGAAACTTGCACAAGAGAAAGGTCTAGAGTATGACACCTTCAATGGTGTCGAAGTTGAATTGACTTGGGAAGATGTAAACAAACTTGAGAAAGATATCAAGTCAGGTCAAGTTAGTGAACTAGGAACTACAGGTTTCTTTTTTGGTAATCCAAGCGATGAATATTACCGAGAACGTGATCTACAATTCTGTATCGATGCTAAAGCAGAATTGTTTCTAAAACGTAAAGTATTTTACAATTCTAGTTGGTAAGGAAATATATTATGAAAACAGTATTAGGAATCGTTATATTGGCTATTGTGGTAGTAGGATTGATTATTGTAGGTCCTATTTTCACTATTTGGTCATTGAACACATTGTTCAATCTAGGTATTCCTGTTGACATGTCAACATGGTTGGCTGTAAGTTGGTTGACATTGGTCACTGTTGGTAACTTGACGAGTGCCATCAAAAACACCAAAGATTAAAGGAAATAAAATGGCTAAATTGTATCGCATCAAACCCTTAGATAAGAAATCTATCTATGCCGTGTATGATGTTTATAAAACTGATGAAGAAGGTAATGTTCGAGGATTCGTAGTACGAGAACTATATCGTTGGGGGCAGGGTTTCCGTGAACTAGATGAACCAATCCATCTAGAAGATACCTGCATTATCGTCAATAATCAATTGGGTTGGGGTTGTGAATTAGATGACACTATCAGTATTGATTTTGAGTTTGACGGTGAATTCACTGATGAGGAAAAAGAAGAGATTGAAAATCTCTGGTGTGAGGGTGACCCAGAAGACCCAGATGGTAGGATGGGTGCCGCATGGCTTTATGACTATAGTGATTGGGAAGTAGAAGATGATTATGTAGAGATTTATGGTCCCTTCACTGTTGACATTGTTGACGAGGACGAGTATAATGTAGTCATTGAAGAAAACATTAAACTGGAACCCCGGCCGAAACTAGACCCGAATAGTGCATGGCCATTTAAATGAGGAAAATATGTCAGCAAGTTGGATTAACAAACTAAACGAATCAGATAGTCGCCTGCATAAGGAAGATGTACTGAAACAAGCATTAGAGGCAAGTGTCCTTGGTAGTGTCAATGCGCAAGTATTTCTAGGATTGTCTAAGGCTTGTTACAATCCCTATGTTACATTTGGTATCAGGCAAGTACCTGGTTCTATTGGTATAATCAACGCTGAAAACCCTTGGGAAGATTTCAATGAACTGTTGGTACAACTCAGTCAGCGTAAGTTGACAGGTAATGCCGCACGTGATGCTGTTCAAACTATGGCTGAACGATTTGACACAGAAGAGTGGAATACATTCTGTGCTCCTGTGTTGCGCAGAGACCTTCGTGCAGGCATTAGTGATAAGACAATCAATAAGATTGTTAAAGGTACTGATTACGAGATTCCAATCTTTGGTTGTCAACTTGCTACTAATAGCGAGGGTCGCCCTGAGATGAAGGGCACAAAGCGCCTTGAACCTAAGTTGGATGGTGTGCGTGTATTGCTTACTGTTATCCCTAGTGACAGTGGTGATATCACTACTATTTGTTTTAGCCGCAATGGTAAACAATTTGACAACTTTACTCATATCGAAGATCAGGTTCGTGATAACTTTGTTAAGTTGTGTCGTGCCGCAACTAAAGTCGATCAAGGAAGATTTTTATCAGAAGGCTTTGTGCTTGACGGTGAAGTGATCGGTAATACGTTCCAAGAACTAATGCGTCAGGCTCGCCGAAAAGAAAACGTGCAGGCTAATGACAGCGTGTTCAATATTTTTGACATTGTTCCATTGAGTGACTTCCGTAGAGGTTACTGGAACGCACAACTACACAAACGAATCAATATCCTTGAAGCATTGCGTCCAGTGATTGACACTATGGATAATGTTGAACTATTGCCTCATATCATGGTAGACCTTGATACAGGTGAAGGCAAAGATCAACTCAATCGTTATGCCAAAGATCAAGTGAATGCAGGATTCGAGGGCATCATGATTAAAGATGTTGATGCTCCTTACGAGTGCAAACGTAATACATTTTGGATGAAGTGGAAGCCTACTATCACAGTTGACTTGACTGTTGTGGGTATCGAAGAAGGGACTGGTCGCAACAAGGGTCGTCTTGGTGCATTGGTATGTCAGGGCGTAGATGATGGAAAAGAAATCTCAGTTAATGTTGGGTCTGGTTTTAGTGACGGTGATAGAGATGATTACTGGACTAATTCTGATAGCATCATTGGTCGCACTGCTGAGGTCTTATGTGATGTGATCACGCAGAATCAAGATGGTACGTATAGCCTGCGTTTCCCCCGTTTTGTGAGGTTCCGTGATGACAAATGATTTACAAAACAAATTAAACAAACTTCGGGAAGTGTCTGAGAAAAAACCAAAGTATGTTGTAAATCAGACACACAGATTAT